AAATTTGGCAATCAAAGTAACACGACTCTAGAGCATGAGCATAAGCTAAATGGCTTGAGTGTAGTCGAGAGCTGGATAGTCGAATCGAAGCAAAATGACAAATCAAATCTGTACGGATTAGATGTTCCTGTGGGGACTTGGATGGTCTCTGTCAAAGTCGAAAATGAGGCAATTTGGACTGAATGGGTGAAGTCAGACAAGGTCTCAGGATTCTCAATTGAAGGCTTCTTTTGTGACCGATTTAAGGCTCAACAGGACGCTAAAATGATGGACGAATTGACCGATATTTTGACAGATTCTACTAAATAGACCAAACCTGACTAAGGCTATTTTAAGAGCGTTTAAGAGACTTTGATGTATTTAAGCTATACTGCAATCAGAAAATGGAGAAAGTAGAATTTCCACTATAGCCTAAGACACAGAGCGTAAAGAAAACTTTACTTTTAAGGGTAGTTATCAACAAAAGGTAAGCATTGACCCCCTCAAATCGTTACTATACTATAGACAGAATCATGACCCTAAAGAATCGTATAAATGAGCTTTTTAACAAGTTCAATCTCAGCCTCAGCACGATAGACAAATCGGAGCTAATGGCAGAAGCTACCCTTGAGAATGGAACAGTAATTCACACAGACGCTGAATCTTTTGAAGAGGGAGCGATGGTGTATATTCTAAACGAAGAGGGCGAAAAGATTCCACTTCCTGAAGGCGATTACACTCTAGCAGACGGCTCAGTCATGAGCATCTCTGACAGCGGAGTGATGAGGAATGCCATCAGAGAAGGCGGTGATGGATCTGGAGAAGCAAATCCTCCAAAAGCAGGGACAGCACCTGCGGCAGACGCTAAGGAAGGAGGAGACCCGAAAAAGCCTGCACCTAAAAAGAAAGCTAAAAAGCAGAAGAAACTAGCAGTAGATGACGAGGTCATCGAAGAGGAGAAGGAAGTCGAAAAAGAAATCGAAGAGGAAGAGAAGCTAATGGATGACGCTTACATCATTGATTTAATCAATCGAGTCCTAGACGAACGATTCCCCGCTGAGATAGTAGAGGAGGAGATGTCAGCAGAAGAAAAAGCAGTAACAGAACTCAAAGCGATGCTCAATGCACAGGCTGAAGAGTTAACATCACTAAAATCACAAGCAGCGTCTGAAGGCGTTAAGCGTGTGACTACTACTAAGGTTATCCCCCAAGTAGACTTATCGAAATTATCAACCGAAGACAGGGTCAAGGCTCTATTCAACAAATTTAATTCTTAGAATAATGGCAAACGCCCTTTCAATCAATTTGGCTGTGTCACCTGTGACATACGTTAACAAAACTTATGCAGGCTTACTTGCGATGCCTTTCGTTGCACCTGCAATTCTTTCCGCAGATTCCATCGCAAACGGATACGTCTCAGTATTAGAGAACGTAAGACACAAGGCAGTCCTCAAGAAGTTCTCAGGTGGGTCTATAGCAGACAGGACTTGCAACTTTGCAAAGCCACTACTAGGCACTCAGCTAGTATTGACCGATGTAGTCCTAGAGACTAAGCAACTTCAGGTTAATGAAGAATTTTGCAACAACGAACTAGCTCAAGATTGGGCAGCGGCTCAGATGCAAGGAGCATCAGCAGCAATGCCTAACGCTTACGCAGGCTTTGTCTCTCAATATGTAGCTCGTATCTGCCAAGCAGACACAGAGATAGCTATATGGGGAGGTAATTACTCTTACGATGGCTCTACAGCAGCACCTTCTACAGCCTTCAATGGGATTGTTCAGCAGTATAAAGCAGGAGCAGCTCAAACTTATCAGACAACAAACGCAGGAGCATGGACAGGGGACGCAGTAGCAGTCACAGGAATCCTTACTAACCTCGCAGCACTTATAGCGAATGCACCTCCTGCCATCGCAGGAGACCCTGACGCAAATATCTACTTGAGTCGTGCATCTGTTCAGCTATACTACCAAGCACTTGCGGCAACTTATGACCTCCCTTTCCTAAACGATGGAATGGTGACACGTTATTCAGGTTACAACATCATTTCTCCAGCTGGAATGGTGAACAATGCAGCAATCCTTTCTAAAAAAGACAATTTGTACTTCGGTACTAATGTCATGACAGATATGACTGAGGCGCGTATCCTAGACCTCACAAACGTAACAGGTGACGCTGTCACTCGTGTAGCTCTTTTATTCGATGCAGGCTGTCAGATTGTCGATGAGGCATCTATGGGAGTAGCTCGTCAAACCTCATAAAAAACCCCCCTGAATAATGGCGTGTAATGTAACAGTAACCGGCCGGGCCTTACCATGTAAGGACTCTTTAGGCGGTATTAAAGAGATTTGGATTGCTCCCTTTGCTCTGACAGGTGTAGTACAGACTTTTGATGCAGTATCAGCAGGAGAGATAGCAGACTCTACGGCAGCGATGGTCTTCAAGAATTACGATATGCACAAGAATACAGGGTCTTTCACTCAGACTGTGAATGCCTCTGTAGAGAATGGCACTATCTTCTACACTCAGGTCGTTTCGTGTGTGTTCTCTCGTGAGATAGCAGCAGACATCAGCAACTTCCAACTCTTAACGAAGGGGAGAGTGTTCATAGTAGTTCAGGACGTAAATAACAACCTCTTTGTTATGGGTCACACTCGTGGGTGTGAGCTTACAGGAGGGACATTAGAGTCAGGCGTAGCTATGGGAGACTTCAACGGCTTAAAATATGAGTTCACAGGAGAAGAGTTCATCGCAGCTCCGTTCTTGGCAGCTACTCTAGGAGTGCCTTCAGGGACAAATGTGACATTCACTCCGACAGTCTAAATTCTTAGCCTCATAACAACCAATAACAGAAAGGGGAGGGCAGATGCCTTCCCTTTTTTATTTAACTATGATTAGACTCCAACCCGATACCGCAAGTCAGACGATATACGTCTCCCCCTTTCAAGCAAGGAAGTATCTAGCTACGTTCACGAACTATCTAATCGAGTTCAAAAATCAAGCAACTAGCGAGGTCTTCATTCTTGTCCTAGATGTAGTCATAGATAATTCTCGATACACTACGGCAACAATCGGGACGCATAACAATTCCCCAATAACTGGAGACATCAAGATGACAGATACAGGATTCTACACTTATCGAATACTAGGACAGAATTCAGGCTCTAATCTTGACCCAAATAGTGGTTTTGTAGTAGGTGAGTGTGAGGTAGGGATGCTCCAGATCATCGGAGCAGATGCTTGGAAGATTCCTGTCATTTCAATCCCTAATAATGTTGTATATTACGAATAATGGACATACTTAAACTAGCACAATATATTCCTAAGTCTTTTGAGGAGAAATCTTCAGGGAAGGGATGGATAAACTACGGAGATGATAACCTCTATCCGCAGTATTTAGTAGACTTGTATCAAAAGTCAGGAACTCATAACGCTCTCTGTACCTCTATCGCCTATATGATATTTGGCGAAGGTCTCAAGACCGATAGCATAGACGCTCGGCTGAAGATGGAAGAGTGGAGTCTAGATGACGAGATACGCAAGTCGTGCCTAGATTTGAAGATACAGGGAGGCTTTGCTCTAGAGGTCATCTACTCAGTAGACAGAACGACAATATCTAAGGTCAGACATCTACCTTTCGAGAATATACGCTCAGGAGAGCCTAACAATAGGGAAGAGGTAGACTTCTATTACTATTCTAGAGATTGGGCAGACACATCCGCAGAGCGTCAGGAGATAAGGTCATTCGACCCTTCCAAAAGCAGGAAGCACCCTGTTCAGATTCTATATGTTAAGCCGTTCTCGGTGGGGTCTTTTGCCTATCCTTCTGTAGACTATCAGGGGAGTATTGCATACATAGAGCTGGACAAGGAAATCGCCTCTTATCATATTTCTAATATACGCTCAGGACTTGCCCCCTCGTATGTTATTAGCTTTCTAAATGGCTCGCCTCCGGTAGAGGAACGCAATAGAATCAGGAACGACATAGAGGGTCAACTAGCAGGAGCTACGAACGCAGGGAAGTTTATCATAACCTACTCAGACCAACCTGACAGGAAGCCTTCCTTTGAGCCTTTCCCATTAACGGACGCAGACAAACAGTATCAGTTTCTCTCTACAGAGACCACTAACAAAATAATGGTAGGGCATAGAGTAGTCAGCTCCGCTATGTTTGGAGTAGCTACGGCAGGGACTCTCGGAAACACTCAGGAGCTAGAGATAGCATCTCAACTATTCGAGCGTCAGGTCATCGTCCCCTTTCAGAAGATAGTAGATAAGGCTGTGAAGTCTATTTTTAGAGCCGCAGGCATACTCGACCCTGTCAAGCTACACAAGAATCCCCCCATAGTAGTTCAAGCCTCTAAGGACGCTCCTATGAGGTCAGAGATGTCAAAGGAGGAGATAATAGACCTAGACCTAGCACTAGATACTCTGATAGAACTCGGAGAGGATGAGTCAGAAGACTGGGAGTGCATAGATGCACGAAGGGTAGACTATAAAGACGAAGAGAAGCAGAATGCACTTTGGTCTTTTGCTAGAGTAATCGGAGGAGGAAGGACAGCAAGTGACCCCTCTCCCGAATCAGGACAAGATAACAAACTCATTCGGATTCGATATTCCTATCAGCGGAAAGAATTGGGAGGATTTGGAACGAATCCAAGAACAGGCGAAGAATATAAGAGCCGAGCCTTCTGCATTAAGATGGTTAACGCAGGTAATAAGGTTTGGGCAAAGGAGCAGATAGAACTAGCCTCCAAAAGCGCAGTTAATCGCGGATGGGGAGTCGGAGGAGCGAATACATACGACCTCTTCCTAAACCACTGTGACTCAGAGAGTTACGAATTATACAAAGGAGGGGGTAGCTGCCAACATTTTTGGGAGCGTAGGACGTATCTTAAGAAGGGTAATAAGCAGATAAGCGTCAACCAAGCTAAGAAGATAATGAGAGAGGCAGGATATGACCCTATGGAGGTCAACAGCACCAAAGTCGCAAAGCGTCCGCGCGATATGGATGGCAGAGGGTTTGTAGATGGACGCGGAAACTGGACAACACCTAAAAACTAATGGGACTCACTACTGAAGTATTATTCGTTAACCCTGATTACCTGAAGAGATTAACCAATCTCAACGGCTCAGTAGAGGATTCCTATGTAGTTCCTTCGGTTATCATTGTACAGGACAAAATCATTCAGCAGTATCTAGGTACTGACCTAATGGAGTCACTACTTTCACATATTAAAGCAGGAACTCTAGCAGGTAATGACGCGATTCTAGTCGATGACTACGTCAGGAAGGCTGTCGCGTGGTGGACTATGGTGGATTTGATTCCTAGCCTATACGTTAAAATAGACAACGGAGGTCTAGTGATTCGTATGGCAGAGAATACCACCCCTATCTCCCCTGCTGACCTTCACAGGGAAGTAGAAAGAGCGCGACAAAATGCTCAATTCTATACTGAGAGACTCGTAGCATACCTCTGTCAGAACTCTGCCCTGTTTCCTGCGTATTCTAC